GAATAAATGCTTTACATCAACGGGGGCATTTTCCTTAAAGATATAACCTGTATTGACCACAGACTCTGCAGCGTCAGCTGAAAGTATCACGCGTCGGTTGAATAACACCTGTGGGTCGCGTAATGAGCGGCATATTCCCTGTATTCTGCTATAAAAGTACGGCATCATCGGGTTATAATAGCCAACGACTGGCACAAAAGGATAAATATCCAGCCCTGATGCCCCATCATAAAATACATGATCTTGAATCATAATAGCCAAACGCACAGTAGGAATATCCTGCTCAATAAGCTTAAGCTCTGGATAGTCATCCATCATGGTTTGAACATCAATATTTTCTTGATTGGTTATCTCAAAAACTTCCCCGGTGTTCTTATCCACCAATAACTTTTGCTTGCGGTAATCGCGATAATAGTACTCATCATAGGCAAGTCTATTCTGCTGTGTCTGGCCATAGCTTTCTGGCATATACTGAAAGCGCCCATCTCTACCAGTTCCGGTAGGATTACCAGGAAGGTTCATGATCTCATCATATTTGTCAGGCATCAATGCAGCAGCTGCAGTATGCGATAAGTAGCTACGACGCCATACAAATGAGCAATCAGACAGATCTGTCTTACGAAAATAGGGGTCTATGAAGAAGCTATTATAGGGTAGATTATCTACTTTAATATCACCATTAACGGGATCATTTCTATAATCCATATAAACATGTAAAAGATTCATGCCGGCGATGCAAGCACCTTGATGGAATGCATCAGAGATGGTCTCGTATACGCCTTCACGTTTATATATACCTAAAAGTATCTTGGTCCATTGGTCTGCTGTAGCCTGATCACCATTTTCGAGCGGTACTACAATAGATGATTTGCGATTTCTTCGTTGATATCCAGAAACCATGTTGCACAGTGGACGTACACGATTAAAATACCAGCTGCCGCGATTGTTATTAGGCAATTGCTGGTTCAGATCGGCCATTAGAGAGGTGTCACCTGCCTCCAGCCTTGTGTCAATCGTAGCTTCGGTCCAGTAAACCTGCCAAATAGCCTGATTAGCCGTGTAATCGGCGTCAATTTTCTTTTTTATAGCGCCGAAATTATCGGCTTCATAAATCGATTCAGGTGGTCGCATTAACATCTATTGTATCCCCTTATAGTTTATCAGGGGCAATCTACAATAATGTTATGGGTTTACACAAGTTTTAGTTAATTTCGATTACCGCTCCGTCTTTTGTTCCCCATTCTAAATACATAAAGGGTTGATCATCGTCTCTAAATCTCCACAATTGATATCTTTCAGAGATTTTTGACCAGTTCTCGTCATTAAATAGAACTAAAATACGAAATTCTTCTTTATCTTGATCATCCCAAAATAGGACTTCTGTTCCATGAGCAGGTCTAAATTTGCGTGAATCATACCAATTCTTTTTCATCTTGTTCCTCTTTTTCTACTTCCCAAGCATCACAATGATCTTCACAACAACAAGGTTCATTGTCTTCATCATCAAAAGATATACGGAAATCTACGGGTGACCTTGGGTCATCTTCATCAACTTGAGTACGGGTACGTATATTGCCTTGTTCAAGCCATACAAATTTTTTATTGGTCTTTTGGGGGAAGTTCATTAAATATCCCTGATTCTTCGATTTGTTTATTGGCTTTATCATAAAGCTTTTGTAAATCAGCAATGCATGTGCAAGCCTTTGGATCTCTTTCCTCACCAAGTCTCACATAACGCTGTTCATAATGATTGAGCAATCTACAAAGTTTATGACTTAAGGTAAAATGATCTAATTTTATCGGCGTGATTATATCGATAAACTTCCACTTTTTAGGATTTTTTCTTCGATCAACAACTATAACACAATCGAAACAAATAATGTTTTCATTCTCATCCATTTGCGAAAACATATTAGTTAGATCTTTATTGCATTCAGTGCATTTATTTTCCATTATCTATACCTATCATAACTAATGTCATCCCTAAAGAATCTTGGCAGATCACTTCTATTATTACCATACAACGCTTCAGCCTTAGCACGATCAAATTCATGCGCATCACGACCTTTTTTGGTGCGGTGGATAGATTGTATTAAGTACCTAAAAGCATCAGCGTAGTGATTCCATTTTGTTTTCACTGGCTTATTGTTATACATCTGGCGCTGCTCATCCCATTCCTTGCGGTAGTTTTCTAGAGCATCCAATAACGAACGACACTTTTCAGCATCTATCCAGAGCTTGTTAAAGTGCATCCAGCAAAACTCTATACCTTCCATAAGATCCGTTTGTGGCAACGGGGTAAAAGTAAAGCCTAATTGGCGTGCTTGCTCATACCGGGTAATAGCACCAGCACCAAACTCTCTTACCTTGATGTCAAAAGGTGCAAAATGCTTACCATAGTTATAAGGCTTATTGTTAACAATGTTAATGTAATGGTCTACACCCAAGTTACGGTTGGAATAGCAATCTATAATACGTATAACGGTGCCATCGCCTATAACCTGGAACCATAGTATCGCACATGGATCGTTCACACCCAAATCCCATGCCGTATGAACCAATAATCCTGGCTCCCATGCCACTGGACATATCTGACCCTTTAATTTCAATTTGTCAAGGTGCTCACCATAGAAGCTGCCAGATATACCACGTTCAAAACTGCATTCGTACTCCTGAAGAAATAGCCCCTCTTCCATCTCAGCACGCTCTTGTATAATGACTTCTTCAGAGATGTGGTGTATCTCCGATGTCTTTTGAAGTACTACTTTCCAGTCTGGTAATATATTTGCAAGTTGAAATAACTGCCACATGTGGTTTTTCCCCCGAGGCGTTCCTACGAAGAGACACCATCCACCATTAGCGGCTAATATAGGACGAATATACGAGAAAATCTCGGGGGGCATCAAGGAATATTCTGAAAGTATCACAGCGTATGGATTCGTACCTACAAGCGAGTTATCGTAGGAATCCCCACCTATCACCTGCAGGATACTATTATTTTTGAAAACTATTTTCATCTCTTGTTGATTGATTCTTTCTACAAGCTCATGCGGAAGGAAGTCCAAGAACTTCATACCATCAATAGTTATCGCATCAAAGATAGCTTTACGGCCTTGGGCATAGGTTGGTAGTACATAGAAAACCAGACAAACTCTCTTTAAGCATTGGCGAATAGCCAGGTTGAATCCTAAGACGTCTTTGCCACTACGACGAGGTGCTACGTAAAGCACACGCTTAAAGCCTTGTTCTTCAATAGCCTCAAAGACCGGAAGCTGGTACCATCTGAGGACGAATTTATCTAGGTTTACTTGTAATTCACGCATCAATTTATCTCTAGCTTTTTAATCTTTAATTCTATATCTCGAGGGTTAGACATTAATCCAGCAGAATCCTTAAAAAGCTGCAATGGATTATTCATATAAAATTCACTCATCCTTTTCATTTCGGTCACGCAATGTTCTTGGCGTTTAATTTTGCCATTTTCTTGATAAATACGATAACAACATTCACCGTACGACAAGCATGAAGGGCACATATTTGGTCGTGTATATGTTGTCCAGCTCATTTATTAAACTTTCCTTCGATTATATGTAACAGAAAAAGGGATAATTCAACTTCATCCATCCAGTGAGTTGGCGTATTTTTATAACTTCCAGCCGTATTATGATTGAAGTCTCTAAAATCGAGATGATGTCCTTTTTCACCAACATATTTCTGATCAAACCATTGTTCTTTTTCTTCATCATAATAACCAATTGTGGCCGGTAATCCGTAAAAGAAATCGTCTCTAATATCATCTTTACTTGATAAATCCAAACAAATAACTACATCTTTGTGAGGTGGTAGTCCATGTTCAACTTTCATAAAGTATTTATCAATGATATCTAAGTTGATTTTGCTCATTTCTCTCTCCAGAAGTTAATGCAACTTGGGTACATAGTGTTATAGTTTCTGTGGTGTATTAAACAATCACCATTGGTATCACCACATTGCAAACAAGGATTGTCTTTGCTGGTACGAATATATTTGCCTAGTCCTAATATCTGGTAATGCAACATCGTGCGTTGTAGCATATCTATGGTTTGATAGAGATGGTAATAGTCATGTGACTTGTTAGGCAAGAAGCCCTCTTCAGACCAGTTTACTTGACCGTATTCATTATCGGTGCATTCTGGGCATTGAGGATATACGTCATCGTGAAACATCTTAATACGCTTGTGCTTAATGCGATCATGCAAGATGTCGTTAAATTCTTCCCATGCAAGTGTAGTGATTTTAGTACCTTCATCGGGGGAAATATCTTTCCTGAAACGCTTAAGAACATCAAGGCCTTGTATGCGTAGTTTAAAGAATTCTTTGAATGTCATTGCTTTTCTTCTCTTTTTTCTGTTGAGCATGTTCTTCAGCATGCTTTTGGCAACACCACAAAATGGTACCAGCTTTTACTATCTTTGATGGATTGTCACATTTCTTCATCGCAATCCTTTAAACAAGGAATTGTGTTCTTAAAATAATCAATAGTTTTACTGACATCACAATTTTGAGCCATCTTCCATATTGCTCCGCAATAAATAGCCCTTGTATTCCTACCCATTTCGGCGTAGGTACAATCTTCGAACTTACCGCATTGTTCACAAGGCATTTTTTCAGTGTATTTTTCAATAGGTGGACGGTAAACAGTATCGCATTTTATTATTTTGTCATTCTTCATTCTCTTCCACCTCATAAACACCATAGTAGCCAGGGAATTGAACACGTTCTTCAATAAGAAGCTGCAATGCAGTTTCATAAGAACAGTGGTGCTCTATAGCATATCTGATCAATTCTGGTACTTGTTCTGAAGGCACACTAATCAACATCATCACTTGGAACATAAGGGCGTTCATATTATTACTTCCTCTGAGGCTATTTTTTTTAAACGAATATTCTTATTTTCAATGCCGGCAAACTCTCTAAATTCATACTCCATTATAGCTTTAGAAAGTTTCATATCTTTTGCGAGAACTTCTTCCGTAAGAGGCGCATGTGCACAGGTATAATACTGCAACTGGAATACCCAAGGCTTAATGCTTTCTGCACAGTCACCCTGGCATCCTTCTCTGCAACTAAAGCTCATCAATATCTTGTCTGGTTTCATTAACTCTTCCTATTTTGGGTATAAAATACGTTTCTCTACAACGATTACAATAAATATATCTTGGGTTAAAGCATCTGTTTTTGAGGATTATATTCTTTTCTGATTCGCATCGCGCGCAATCATAACAGATCTCTCTCCAGTGCGGTAATGAAACTTCAAAGAGGTTCGTTGCCATGCTTAATCACTTGAATGTTCTGATGGTGACTCTTCTTTAACTTCAGGTTCCTTAAACCCTACAACACATCTATAACAAGCCTTGTGCTTTTCAACACAGTCTTCGCAGGTATCTTCCTTCAGGTCTACAATAGTCAGTAGCTTGCAGTGAAAGAAATCTTTGTATGTTTCATTTAATTTCTTCAACAGGTGACAAAGTTCATTCACCATCTGTTGTTGTAATTGGTCTTCCATTATTCTCCTTTAGGTTCTATTTCTTGTGCATCACACCAATAATCCACATAAACTTTATCTAGGCAATGCTCATTCCGATAATAATCATAGTCCTCTTGTTCAAAAAAAGGAGGATGATAATATTCTGGCTCAACAATTATAAATTTCTGCATATGAGCTAGATGCTTATTTGCTTCAGAATATTTAAAGAATGTATCTTCATAATCTTTGTATACAGCATGATAAAAATTACCTTTGCGATGTTGAATAAAAACATATTGATTGTTTTCAGGCAACTTATCCTGCGTGCGATTCCAATTGATCATGTTTATCTTTCTTATTCTTCTTTAAACTTTTAATCTGCGCACAAAGATCTTTGGTTTCATGATCATATTTCTTTTTGAGTGCATCAAAATCACTGCGGAGCTGCCTATTCAAGTCCCCTAAGGTATCAAGCTTACGCAAGAGATCATACTTATCCTTGGTCAAATGCTTAATTGTTTCTTCTGGAGTTGCAGGCTCTATGCTTTCACATGCATTCAATGGTGCAGGGAACAAATCCTTACCATTGAGCTGGTCTTGCATTGCACAATATTCATCATATTTATTCGTGAGTGCATCCAACTCAGATTGTAACTTTTCCTTCTCCAGAAGCGTGTAATCGACTATCGCTTTCTGTTCCTGGATTTGGTTGAGTAAGTTGAGTTCAGTGTTAGCAAATTCCTTAACTTTATTTGTTAACAAAGTTTCTTCTTTAAACGCATTAACGCACTCGTTTTGCATCAACTCAAGCTCGTATTCAAGAGTTTTTATACGTTTCCTCAACTCCTCAATCTCTTGCTTACAATTACCATAGTGAAAAAACATAAGCTTCCTAAATAGGTTAATCATTATTCTCCTTCATCAATTTCTCCTTACTCTTTTCCCAATCATCTTTCATAAATGGATGATCTACTATAAAGCAATCAACTGTGCAGTAGTAAATATGTGTACCATCATTCATCTCCACATCTATTTCAATAACGCATAGGCCATTGCATATTTTGCAAAGCCTTGAGGGTCGATCACTTGTAGCTATCATCATTCTCCTCGCCATAGACTGCTTTATTAAGCATGCTTATGACTTTTTCTTTATTTTCTTTTAAATTGATGTGAACTAAGGGATAGCCATTCTTTAAAAGCATTCGGACTGGCTTTTCATTTATAGCACTATAAAAATCATTCACAATCTCTTTTAGTTCTTCTTTATTATAATTATCTGGAAACTTAACGTAGTATCCGTCTGTTTCGTTTTTTGCTCTCAAAGTACAAAGAACGTCCAGAGGTTTATATACGTTAATAAAAGGGTCAGGAGCAACAAAATCAAATATCCATTTACTCATAAGTTTCCTTCATCAATTTCGCCGTGCTCGCTGCGCTTATAGAACCAATTATTAAACCATCTTTTTTCTGTAGCATACCAATCATTTAAACATTCACGACATATAATTTTAGATATCTCATTTTCTTCGGTATATATTTGCGAACAGTCATCACTGGTCTCAGCACAACGATCACAAACAATATTATATTTATTCATAGCTTTCCTCTAAAAATCCATCTACTTCTTGTCGTGCATACTTGGTTAGCTCATCCAATAACTCTGCATCAAACGGGCGCTGTACCTGCTCCTGTTTAAGATATCTATAACGAGAAGCATTAAGTGCACCTTGGCGTTTGCCCCCTAAAGAGCAGCCAATGCATCTAGTTGTTGGCCTGCAAGACGCGCATGATGGTTTACTCATTGCTTTCCCTTTGTTCTTGCGTTTCTAGATCTTTTAATTTTTTTTGCAGATTAGAGATCGCAGAAAGTTGTTCCACGGCATATGTTTCCGATAATTGTAGTTGCTGCGTTAAATGATATTTGATATCCAGCAACTTACATATGATAGGAAAGCACTTCTCGCACCTTATTTCCTTTTCACGCGGCACAGAAGTGATAATTCCCGGACCGTTATTGTCACATCTATCGCCGCGTAAAGGGTTTATATCTATATCTGCACAGTCCATACAAGTCAACTTTTCATCAATAACTTTAAAATATGAAGTAGGATCTCCACAAATATCGCAGTGACTAAACATTGCTTTCCCTTTGTTCTTGCATCTCTATAGCGGTTATAGTCTTAGGCTTAACAATCTCAACCAAGTACCTAATCTGCTCTTCCATATCTTTAAGCTTCTTAAGCTCAAGGTGATAGCGGTTCACGGCATCTTCTTTACCGTCTAATAAATGAATGTCCCTAAAAGCAGAGTAGCTGTCATATTTGCGTTTAATACAACCAATGTACCTATGAGCCGCTAAGCTTTCCTTAAAGTCTTGCCAAGCATCTGCTATATCTGGATAGTCTCTAATCCAACGCTCAATAGATCGCATAGATATTTTATACTTCCAGCAGAACTCTTTTTGTACTACCATCTCCCCTAGAGAACCCTCATAAAGAAGGGTAAAGCACAAGCGCTTTCTCCATTCATCCCTGCCAGGATAGTTTATCAGAGCTGTTTCATGGAAATATTCGGTCCAATCCTCTTTTTTTGACAAGTAAGAAGATTCCTCGTTAGTATTAGGTTTTTTCTTTTCAGACTGTTTCTTTTCTTTCTTAACGGATAAAGCCATGGGTTTGGCTTCGACAGTTTGTATACTAAAAGCTGCCATATTATATATTCCAAATAATATTAATGGGGTCGTCTTTTAATTCGGTTATCGTAAACTCTGTGCGTGGATTTTCATCATATATCAGTAACCAGGAACCTGCACACACATATTTATCATCTTCCCAAATGACAGAGTTCATACTATCAGATAAGAACTTCAAGTAATTATCAAAATCAGGTGTGGTTATATGCCAGGGGGAAGGCTGTCGTTGTTTGTTCTTAGGTCGCTTGATATAAAATACCACATCAAATCTCAGGGGGCCTGAAAAGAGTGGCTCAAATCCGTGCTGATCTCTCAGTATTAAGCCAAAAGAAACCTTGTCATTCTCTTGGCGGTCAAAGAATCGTTTGCCATTTATCCCGGCGCGTTGCCAGGGTATAGGATTAACTGGTATACAATAATGCTTGCTTCTCATCGTATTCCTCTCTAGATATTCGCCCTAGTAAAGCAAATTCTTGAAGCTTTGGCAAACTCAATAAAAAATCTTTATAAATAAATTGACAATGAAGCTAAAGTGAAGTAAGATAGGAGTATATATAACAC